GAACGCGGCCGAAGAACCTTTCCGCCCAATTGATCGCACCGTCGAAATCGAACGGCGGCTTGAAGGCGGCACCATCGTCCGGTAGGCCGCCGGCCGGATTCCGCTGGGGGTAGCCGCCCGGCGACTGGCCTTCGTCTTCCACCGGGATCGCTTCGATTTCCTTCAGGCTGGGCATCGGGACGGACGAGTCGATGGCCCACTCGACCTTCGATTCCTTGGCCCAGGTATGGATACGCCGCACGGGGACGATGAAGTTGAAACCCTGCAACTGCATCACGCCCTGGGTCAACATGCCGATATAGATTCCGCTGTCCTTCAGGTACATGCCGCCGCCCGACGAGCCGGGGAACGAAACCGTCGTCACCTGATCGAAAACCTTGACGTTCGCGCCTTTCATCGGCAGGGTGCGCCCGACCTGGGAGAGCACGCCAGTCGTGTAGCTATTCGCCCCGAATTGCCCGAGCAGGCTGCCGCAATGGCTCAGGTCAACGCCGATGGGCGGAATGTAGTTCGGGTCTTTGTGGAACTTGGCCGTGGCGCTGAGCGGATAGGCCCCCTTGCAGCGGACCATGAGCACCGCCAGGTCTTCACCGTAATCAGCGTCGCTGACCTTGATGACCTTGCAATCGTACTTGACTTCGCCCACGCGGCGGCCGTCCTGCTGCCGTTCCTGGACGATTTCGGCGTCTTTGTACTCGACCTTGATTCGGGGTGTGCCCTGCGGCGTGACGACCGTGCGCGTAGTGCGCAGGCCATCGACGACGTGAGCGGCCGTCCAGATGAAACTCACAGTGTCGTCGCCGATCTTGCGGGTTACGAGAGTGCCGGAGCCTTGGGCGCGGCCCGCCTTGATGGTGACACTCACGTTCTGCAAATCATCGGGGACGCTGGCGACCGCCGGAGCGACGGTCAGGGCAAGCAGAGCCAGAGCCAACAGCACGTACTTCATCGTTGCAATCTCCACGGTGTTGAGAAAAGGTTTCACGATCATTGCCAGACTCGGACAATCCGGTGCAGCGGTTCAGGGCCATCATCCTCGTCATCACACGGATCGCCGGATTCGCCCGGCCCACTTACGACTTCCACTTCCACTTGGCTCTCGTATTCCGGCTTCAACCGGTTCACGAGGGCCGTGACGATCCGGTCGCGGATCGCCTCGTCATGGCCCCAACATCGGTAGCGTGACTTCAACAGCACCACGGCCTCGGCCTCTAAAGCAACGTCGTCGTCTTCCGGGTCCGCGAACTCCAACTCGTACAACGAGTCGGAAAACACCCATTGAAGGACACCGTTGACGCTGGCTTCCGTGGGGGCATGACCCTCGTAGCGGCCCTTGGCAATCACGATGCGACATCGGACCTCGCTCACGCTGCGATCTCCTCCACGAGCATTTCGCCTTCTTCGCCGGCATCCTTCCAAACAACGCCTTGGAGGATTTCGCCCATCGTCATTAGCTCCAACTTCCGGTTGGCGCGAATGACGTTTAGCACGCGGTCATCGCTGGGCAGGTGGATCAGGTCTACGATTGTGCAGCCCAGGTTTTCGTCCATGCCTTTGCGGTGGATGCGATCCTCGCTCTGCACGCGGTACTCCGGCTTCCAACTGTTGGACCAGTACACCGCCATGCGGGCTTCCACCAACGTCAGGCTCATGCCGCCCGACTCAGGATTGGCGACGAAGACGACCTTGCCGTGCGATTCCAAGCTGGCCCAGTAGTCCAGCGGCTCCTCGCCGGTCGCAACAGCGCCCTCCGGGCTGTCGCTCTTGGCCGCCAAGACTTGGAAGTTGCCCTGATCGCAGCGCACCACGTCCCACTTCTCCTTGAGGCACAGCTTGACGATGCGATCCACGGAACCGGTGAAGCCGGCGAAAACTACCAGCCGCCCGACTTCCTCGTTCTCGTCCAGCAGCATCTTGAGGGCGGCTTCCTTCGGACAGGGCAATTCCCGAGTAACGCGCACCATCTTGGGGACTTCCCGCTTGCCGTTGCACAACGGACAGGGGACCGACTCTTTCACGAGGCGGGCCTGTAAGTCCGGGTCCAGCAGGTCGATCGCCTGGTAGCGGGCCTCGCGGTCTTCCGGGTCCGTCCACTCGGCCACCGTGCCATCCGTGCAATGCGTGCATGTCGTCATGCCGTCATGGACTTCGCGGTACTGGAATCCATCGCTCAGTTCCCGCAGCAAGGTCATGCCGGTCACGGCGTTGTGGGCCGGATTGTGGGCGATAGCTTCCGCCACACGCAGCACGCTCGCCGTAGGCTTGCAGATGATCTTGCGGTATCGCTTCTCGGGCAGGTGCAAGCAGTCCTTCTTGTGCTTGACGACCACCAGCCCTTTGAGCCGTTCATAGAGGTAGGCCACTTCGTTCTTGCTGGCCTCGAACGGATGGTACTCTTCCGGGTCCGTCACGCCGTCCAACTCGTGCGGGCCTTCTTCGCGTGTTGCACCACACTTGGCGCATTTGTTCTCGTTGTCTTTCCAGCCAGTCCGCTTCTTGAACTTGCCGGCGTCGTACTCGGCCGTGACCATGAAGGCCAACCGCTCTTCCATCGCCCGGCGGCTGCCTTCTTTGAGGAACCCAGGCCAAGCGATCTCGCACTGACTCCACCAATCGCACGGCGTTTTCGGCGACGGCGTGCCGCTCATTTCGATCACGTAGCCGTCGTAGCCGTACTTGTCGCGAATCAGATCAGCGAGCTTCTGAACCGCCTTGGACCTTTGCGACGTGTCGTTCTTACAGCGGCTCGATTCATCCGCCACGAAGAAGCGAGGCAAGGGTTGGGAGCCATCCCATTCGTCCATCACCCGGACCAGCCCTTCGTAGGTGAAGAACTCGATCTGGCACTTGTCGAAGGGAAAGCCCCACAGCTTGAACTCGCGCTTGATGTTCGGGATGCTGGTCTTGGGGCCGACCCACCAGACCAGGTTGACGCCCGACTTCTCAATCACCAACTGGGCGGCCAGGGTCTTGCCCGTGCCCATTTCCGCGCCGAAAATCTGGTAGTGGTATGTCAGGCCGGCATCGGCCAGGTCCGCCTGGTGCGGCATGAGAATCTGCGGGACGCCGCCGCGCGTCAGCTTGCGGTACTCGTGACGAATCAGCGGCCGGTCGAACCAGGCATAGACGGGTTTGCCGGCCAGGAAGCCGATCTGCATACGGTTGCGCTGGCAGTCGTCCACCGACCAGACCTTCTTCTTGGCATACGTGCCTTCCTCGTCGTAGCCGTGGTAGTGCGCTCCGTGCATCGGCTTGATCTCTTGCTGCGACAGCTTGAACACTGTCGGCGAGCCGATCTTGCCGTTGCCCCAGAAGTAGATGCGGCCGTCGCGTGTTTCCAACGCGGTCAACGCCAGGCGCTTGTTCCCCTGGTCAGTGATGAACGGCAGCTTGACGATCTCAACCGACATTCGATCCTCCCAGGCGGTTGCGGATTATGTTGCAGTTGTGTTCGGTCAACTCGACGCCGATGCAGCGGCGGCCGAGGCGTTGGGCGGCCAGCAATGTCGAGCCGCTGCCGGCGAAGGGATCAAGGATCACGCCGCCGTCCGGGGTGGAGAGCAGCTTGAGCAGGTATTCCATCAGCCTCACGGGCTTGACCGTGGGGTGGTCGTTGCCTTCTCCCCGCTCCGTGGTCGTGGCCTTGCCCGTGTAGAAGAACCGAGACGCACCGCCCGAATCGCCGTAGGCCACTTGGGCATCGCCGCTTTTCCCCATGCCGCCGTGATAGCCGTCGCCGGCTTTCGTTCTCACGGTGCCCGTTCCGCTCGTCAGCGTCCCAGTCTGAGCGTCGAGAAGGGTCGCGGCCTCTTCATCCAGCAATAGATTCGCTGGCCAGCGGCCTTTCGTCGATTCGATGAACTGAGCGCCCTTCTTGGCTGCCGTCTGTTGGATTCGCTCGCCCTGCTTGCCGTGGAAGGTCGTACCGTTTCGGTCGGCGTTGTACTTGTATCCGGGGTTGTCGCCGATGCGGCAGGCGTCGATATTCATGCCCGCCACGCCATGCGTGAGCGCGTTGTGCGCGAGCGTACCGTCCATCGGCTTCATTGCCAGGATGATCGGCTCCCAGGCGGGTTTCAGGGCGTTCGCCCAGCCGGTCCAGCGGGCGGCCTCGGGTGTGGCCGGCGCGGTGATAGCACACTCGGCTTGCGGGTTGTGCAAGTCGCCGTAGACTTCATTCGTGCGGCCATTGTCGGCCAGGGAGTAGCCGGGCAGGCCGACCTTCGTGCCGACGACTTCGCGCTTGGCTCCCTTGGCCTTGTCGATCATCTTGCCGATGTCGGCAGCCTTGGGAAAACCTTGCCCCTGCAACCAGGCGAGGGCTTGGCCCGGCGCAACCAGGTCCGCGAACAGCTTGCGTTGCTCTCCGGTCAGGCTCTCCCACAGGTCGTTTATACGAGCATCCTGCGCGAAGAGCCGGAGCAAGCTGTCTCGAATCTCCCACCCGGCATCCTCGATCGCGCAGGTCAGCCGGTGGTAGGTCCGCGTGCCGCCGAAGGCCAGCAGCAGCGCACCGGGCTTTGCCACGCGGTAGATCGCCCGCCAGAACTCGGGACCGGGCACGTCATGGTCCCAATCCTTCTCCATGAAATCCAAGCCGTAGGGCGGGTCCGTGACCACGAAATCGACGCTGCTCTCCGGCAACGTCGGCAGCACTTGCCGCAGATCGCCGCAGTAGAGGGTCAGGTTGTCGCGGTCGAAGAAGGGTTGCATACGAGTCGGGATAAAAGATGCGTTAGTTCTTCCCGTGAGAGATTGCCAAACGGGGGCAAATCGAGAGTGACTACCGGCCTCTTTTGTCTTCCAGCAGCAAGTAGGTCTGGTCGGGATTGGGCCGCGACGAGTAATCCGGCCAGACTTTCAGGCCGGCGGCGGTGAAGAGGCCGTGCAGCTTGTTGAAGCAGTGCCGCACCGGGGTGGATGCGCCCTTGGCGCAGCCGGATATGACGGCATCCCGCCACTGGTCCAGGGTTCCCGTGACCACGGCGATCTGGACGCCCCGCGCAATCGTTTCCACCACTACAAACGGCATACTCGCCACTTGCAGGATTTCCAGCATGTCCCGCTCATCCGCTCCGATGAACGCGCTAAACGAAACATGCCTTAGCAGGTGGGGTCGGAATCCTGCGGGGGCCTTCTCGTCCCGCATGGCAGCCAGGCAGCTTAGAAACCGCTCGGCATCCGACAGATGCCGGCGGCAAGTGTCCGACGACGCAGCCGGAGAGCGCCCCAGCGCCTTGTTGGTCAAGCCAACAAAGGTGCGGAAGTCGATGGACGGAACTTGGATCAGCACGCAATCCGGCATCATGGTTTATTGATCTCCGCCTGCTGGAATCCCCTTCGCCGACGATCCGGCTGAGGCCGTGGCACACCTGTTCCAGCTTCCCACGGTCAGGCCGAGGCCAAGCGGAATAGAAGAGCCGGGCGGTCGCCACCGCCGCCCGGCCACCTGTCAGCGTGCAAGCCGTTGACAGGCCGGTGAACAGAACTCGGATGGGGCCGGTGGCAGCGGGTCCACCCGAGAGCAAATACCGGCTGTAGTGAGCGTATGTCAGAGGCCCAGCCGGTTTACTGACGATCAGCGAGCGCGGGCCGGGGGAGCGTCCTGGACCGTCTCGACGCCGTTATCCTTGATCGTGAGGAACTTCGTGATTTCCCGCACGATCACTTCCTCGGACGGCAGGCGTCCGAACGGCGTGGTGCAAATCGTCACGACCGGGACGTGCCAGGTGCCCTTGCGGTTCTCGGCGACCTTGACCTTCAGCGTCACCGGGACCGGGCCGTGCGGCTTGAGGTTGCTCACGTCGTTGCCGGCCGCCGCCTTGGCGCCGATGTCGGCCTGGGTGAGCGGGAGGAACGGAAAGAGCTTCTTCGCCTCGATCCGGCTCGACTTGTTACCACAGAAGAACTCCAGGAACCGGCCGGTGCTTTCCTCGTACACAAGGAAGCTGGGGCCGTACTGGCAGTGCGAATCCGCCTCGGCGCTCTGTGCCGCGATCCGCTTGAACTCCTCGCTCTCCATATCGTAGGAAATCACGAGCGCTTCCATGTCGCTCATGTCGATGGCCTTCGGCCGCCGGGCCAGCGGAAGAATGTTGACGTTCGGCCCGAGATCGGTGATTTCATCATCGCCCTCGGGAATGCCGTAATGGCCCTGGGGGATCAGGCCCTTCATGTTGGCCTTGCTCTTCGTGTAGAGTTGCATCCGCCCGAGGTAGTCGCCGCCCTTCGCCAGCTCGGCGAACTGGTCGTCGGTGCCGAGTTGGGTGGAAGGAAGCTGGCCGAGATTGACGGGGGCGATTGCGGTGTTGTCGGACATCGTTAGTTGTCTCCAGGTTTCAGGATTCGAGAAGGTGCGTTATTCGTCGTTGTCGTTCAGGTTCTCGTTGCCAGTCTCGGTTTCGTTACATAGGTCTACCCTCCGTTCCAAGATCGTCGCTTGTGTTCTCGCTAGGATGTTCTCTCGCTGTTCGCGGATGCTTTCTTCGTCCAGATGTAGTGCCCATTGCAGCGCCAGATACCAGCCGTCCACGGCCGTTTGGCTCTTGGCGGCCGTTAATGCAAGGCCGCCCAGTCGATGCTCGCGGTATTCAGCGAGCACTTCCTTCAACGGCCGCAAGTGCGGCACTGGCTCGAAGTCTCGGCAGTAGTCGTGCAGCTTTCCTTGCCGGGCATCCTCCTGAATTCGCCGGACCACGCGACCCGCAATCAGCACAAAGTCTTTCGCAGGGGCAGTCTTTGCCAGAGCGAGAAGTTGTGCCTGTTGGACACGCGGCAGCTTGCCCAGCACGTAGGCCGACCGCAGCGGTATCTCGCCGCGCTCCACGGCCTTCTGGATGTCCTTTCGCAATTCCAGTAGGCCGAGTTGCTGCCGTATCCATTCCGGTGTCTTGTGGATGAAGTTGCTCACTTCGGCCAGCGTAGCGTCCCTTTTCTCTCGGGCCGCGATTGCGTCCATGATTCGCTTTATCTGCCGGGCGTACTCGATCACCGTCGTCTCCGGCCGCAGCGCGTTCGCCTGTATTTGAATCGCCAACACGTCCTGGTCCGTCAGGTTGTGCTTGACGACACAAGGCAACACCGGCAGCCGCAGTTCCTTGGCGGCCGTGTAGCGGTAGAGGCCGTCCACTACTTCGTAGTAACCCGGCCTTCGCGGCGATGGTCGCACGCAAATGGAATTGAGTAGGCCCTGGTGCGCAATCGAGTCCCGCAGTTCCATGTACTCGACTGATTCCGGGTTGACGATTCGCAAGATTGCCCACGGCTCGATGATCGCGGCCAAGGAGATCGTGCGAAACTCGTCGGGCTGATTGGGCATCGTTGCATCCGCGTCAGACATGACACCTACACATGACTGCCAAAACGCGGGTTTTTTCAGTAATTCCTGAAAATCCAAGGGATTTGGCAGTCATGTGTAGGGGTGTAGATGCGGGCCAGTCTCAAAGGTCCGCGCTGAGGACGTTTATACGCCTGACGAGGATCGACCGACGCGGCCCTAGAGACACAACAATGCCCTTAGCCAGCGAAGCCCTCTACAAGTTCCTCCACGCCCGCAAGACGCCGGCCAATGCCGATCTGGTGGATCGGTGGTCCGTTTCAATGGAAACGCAGGTCAACGTCATGGCCGCCGATGGTGAGCCGGTTGCCGGCAAGAAGTCCACTTGGTCGAACGGAAGCGATACCTGGCACTCCATCCGCATCCCGAAGAACGCCGCCACGGACCCAACGTGGGAAGACTACAAGATCGGCTACCCGTTTGATCTTTACGCCGAAGGCATCGGCATGACGGGCTGGGATTGGCAGGCCCGCCGCTCTCGGCACTTTGGTTACGACTTCGACGCCTTGACCGGTCATGCCCAGGGCATCGGTATCGAAGAAAAGGAGCTGGAGAAGGTTAAGCAAGCCGCCTGCGCCTTGCCTTACGTTGAAGTCCGCCGCAGCACCGGCGGCGGTGGCATCCACCTCTATGTCTATCTCGACCGTGCCGGTGTTCCCACCGACAACCATACCGAACACGCCGCCCTCGCTCGCTGTATTCTCGGCATGATGTCCGCCGAATGCGGCTTCGACTTCGCCAGCGCGATCGACGCCTGCGGCCACGTCATGTGGATTTGGCATCGCAAGATGTCGGCCGAAAACCGCGGGCTAAAAATCATCAAGCCGGCCACAAAGCGGCTAAGCGAATCCGACTTGCCGGCCAACTGGCGGGACCACATTGAAGTGGTCAAGGGCCGGCGATCCAAGATTCGCGTCAACGAGATCGCCGAAGACGATCAAGACCCGTTCGAGGCCCTGGCATCCAGCCGGAAAATGGTTCCCCTGGACGACAGCCACAAGGCCCAGATCGAGGCCCTGATGCGATCCGGCTTCACCGCCCTCTGGGTCGCCGACCACCACCTGCTGCAAACACATACGGCAGCGCTACGTGAACTCATGGAAGGCCCGGAGGGCAAGGCACTGAAATTGGTCGGTGTCTTCAAGACGATCTCCGAGGGGCGGGACAAGGGAACGCCCAATTGTTTCCTCTTCCCACTGCCCAATGGGGCCTGGCGGGTCTATCGCTTCTCGCCCGGCATTTCCGAGGCCAACACCTGGACGCAAGACGGCCAGGGCTGGACCACCTGCTGCTTCAACCGTTATCCCGATCTGGCGACCGCTTGCACGCTGTTCGGCGGCGTCGAGCGAGAGCAGGGCGGCTATGTCTTTACAGACCCGGAGAAAGCTACCGAAGCTGCCGCCGCAATCGGCGAAGACCTCAGACTGTCCCGCGATATTTCTGAGGGCCGGAAGATCACGCTCAAAGCCCACAAAGACGGACGGCTCATTGTCGAGATCGAGCGGAAAGCGGACGAAGCGAAGCTGGAAGGTTGGGACGACAAGAAGGGAAAGGCCGTCAAGATTTTCAAGGTCCAGACGGATGCCAAGGAAGACGATCAACTCGACTTCACCGAGTTTGACAACCTCGTTCGCGCTGTGGAAACCGCCGCCGTGGAGCACGCCGGCTGGGTGATAAAGAAGGAAAGGGAATGGGTGCGACAACCGTTCTCCAACGTCAAGATCGTGCTACAAAGCCTGGGCCACCCGAAAACGGAGGCCGAGGAAATCATGGGCGCGGCCGTCGCGCGAGGATGGCGTCTAGTCAACCTGCCCTTCCGCGAAGAGTATCCCGGCGGCCGTCAATGGAATCTCGATGCTGCCCAATTCAAGTTCAAGCCTGCCGAGGTGGCCGACGAGGAGGTTCCCTATCATCCCCACTGGGACATGATCTTTGACCACATCGGCCATGAACTCACTCCGCTGCTGCGCGAACTGCCGTGGGCCATTGACGCGAACATTCGTACCGGGGCTGACTACCTGCGGGCCTGGGTCGCCTGTGCCTTCCGCGATCCTTTCCAGCCAACACCTTACCTCTTCTTCTTCGGTCCCGAAGACAGCGGCAAGAGCATCTTCTACGAATCGCTAAGCCGCCTGGTGACGAAAGGTGTGGTCCAGGCCAAACGGGCGCTTACCAGTGAGTTTAATGGCGAGCTATCTGGTGCAATCATCTGCGCCGTGGAAGAGGTAGACATCACGAAGTCCCCTGGTGCCCACGCCAAGCTGAAAGAGTACAGCACCGGCCGCACCATCCTCATTCGCAAGATGCGACACGACAGCTTCGAGCAGCCGAACGCAACTCACTGGGTCCAAACCGCCAACAATCGTGGGAACTGTCCTGTCTTTCCCGGCGACACGCGCATCACGATGATTCGCGTCAACGATCTGCTGGAAGAGCAGAAGATCCCCAAGCCGAAGATGGAAGTCTTCTTGGATCAAGAGGCTCCGCACTTCCTCCATAGCATCATGCACATGGACCTGCCGCCCATCATGGGCCGGCTCCGAGTGCCCGTCGTGACCACGGGAAGCAAGCTGTCTGCTCAGGACGACAATCAAAGTCCCCTGGAGCAATTCATCAACGAGCACTGCGAATACAGGCCGGATAAGCACACGCTGTTCTCTGAGTTTTTTGCTGCCTTCCAGACTTGGCTCAGCAAGTCGGAAGACCATTCCGACGAAAGGGGCTTCTGGACGAAGATTCGCGTGAGCAAGGAGTTGCCCGTCCAGCACCAACGCTTCAAGGGCAACTACCACAAGACTTATGTTTCCGATCTGACTCTCAAACCGGCGGAGGGAGGCAAGCAATGATGCTTCGCGTGTACCGTGCCACCGGTTTCCTCTCGCGCTCCGTGTTGCGGGCCGAGCTAGTTGCCGAAGTCGAGACGGACGAATGGCCCGAGGATGAAGCGGCCTTCGCCGACGACTACGGCGGCGACATCCTTGAAGTTGCACCTATGAACCCTGGAGAAGATCAATGAGCAAGTACGGCATGACGGACAGTGGCAAACGGCAATCCTTCGGCGACGGCATGGCAATCCGCGACACGGCGGACGACAAGCCCCGGCCCGATCTGATCTCGCCATTTGCCGAAGAGCGGCAAGGCCACTGGCTGCTCATGGGAGCCAAGAAGTACGCCGAGCGGAATTGGGAAAAGGGGATGCCCTTCACTCGCTGCGTGGCCTCCTTGAAGCGGCACCTGATGAAGTTCCAGCAGGGCAAGCAGGATGAAGACCACCTGGCCGCGATCATGTTCAACGCAATGGCCCTGATCCATTACGAGGAGATGATCGAGCGCGGGCTGCTGTCGGCGGAACTCAATGACATGCCGAACTATCAGCCGCGCGTCATTGATCCGAGCCGGGTGACGATCCGTAAGATGCGGAAGGGTGCCAAGGAGGTGAAGAACCAGCTCGACAAGAAGGCACGCACGCCAGGGAGGAAAGCCCG